GCTTTTGTTATCGTTACGTCACAGGAGGGATTCGAACCCCCGACCGTCCGCTTAGAAGGCGGATGCTCTATCCTGCTGAGCTACTATGACAATAGTTGTAACACAACAAAGCTAATTATAATGGAAGTAGTGTTAGAAAGTCAATCGGAAATTTAAATAACAGAAGAAGTTTTTTTGGAGAGAGAAAGTGAAGAAAATAGAGAGTTTATATTGACGAGGTTTTCTGGTTCTGTTATTATAGTTAGTGTTGTAATTGTGGTCTCCACAGCTACAACCGCACAGAACAAGTTTTTAAGCATGAGCAATCATCACTTGGGATGGCGAGTCTAAGTCTAGAAGAAGGAGGTGCTGTATAGCATGTACGCAATTATCAAAACTGGTGGTAAACAAGTGAAAGTTGAAGTAGGTCAAGCAATCTACGTTGAAAAATTAAACGTTGAGGCTGGCGAGAAAGTTGTTTTTGACGAAGTTATCTTAGTAGGTGGCGAATCTACAAAAGTTGGTGCGCCAACTGTTGCAGGCGCAACTGTTGAAGGAACTGTTGAAAAACACGGCAAACAAAAGAAAGTCGTGACTTTCCAATACAAACCTAAAAAACACTCTCACCGTAAACAAGGTCACCGTCAACCGTATACAAAAGTTATGATCGAAGCAATCAACGCTTAATCTCTCTTGTTGACAGGAAAGAAGGCCTATCAATGATTAAAGGTTCTTTTAAACGAACAGGCTCCGGCCGAATCGTTTCATTCGAATTAACCGGGCATGCTGAAGCAGGTCCTTATGGCAGCGATGTGGTTTGCGCGGCAGTTTCTGCCTTAGCAATTAGCACAGTCAATGGGATTGATGCCTTAGCAGGTTTTGAACCGATTGTCGAAGTTGATGATGTAGAAGGTGGCTACCTTTATGTCGAGATGTTAACAACTGTCAATCAGGAACAAAAAAATATTGCCCAAATTCTATTAGAAAATCTTTTATTAGGTTTACAATCAATAGAGAACGAAAATACTGAATTTATTCAAATAAAAACAATTACTGAGAAATAGGAGGTGCAGACTATGTTATTGACTATGAATTTACAATTATTTGCCCATAAAAAAGGTGGCGGTTCTACATCAAACGGCCGTGACTCTGAATCTAAACGATTAGGCGCTAAAAGTGCTGATGGCCAAACAGTTACAGGTGGTTCAATTTTATACCGTCAACGCGGAACTAAAATTTATCCAGGTGTGAACGTTGGAATCGGTGGCGACGATACGTTATTTGCAAAAGTTGACGGTGTGGTACGTTTCGAACGTAAAGGCCGCGACAAAAAACAAGTATCAGTTTATCCAGTAGCTAACTAATGTAATAGCTCAAGCCTTTGTTTATCAAAGGTTTGGGCTTTTTTGTTGGTTTCAGAAAAAAATTGACCATACTTTTGACCATACTTATTCAAAACCCGATGTAGTTAGCTAATTTTTCAGTAGTCACTTCTTTTCTATCATCTGTTAAATGTGTGTAGGTGTCTAACGTAGTCTTTATATTAGCGTGCCCGAGACGTTCTTGTACTTCTTTATGATCAGCGCCAGCATTGTATAATAGTGAGGCGTGCGTATGTCTAAATCCATGTAAGCCTATATTAGGTAAATTTGCTTTTTTTTGATATATCTTATACCTTTCTGTAACGGATTGATTAATAGTGAACTCATTAGAGTCATTAGTAAAAATTCTTGAAGGTTGAGTGAAACCCAACTTAAAAAGAAATTTCTTCTGTTCTGATCTCCATTTCTTAAGACATTCTAAAGTGATTCTATCTAATATGATTATTCTATTTGATTTTTTTGTTTTTGGGGTGGAGGATACATAATACTTATCCGATTTTGTAACGGTTTTATTTATTTGCAATTCTCCTGTCTCTAAGTTTAAATCATCCCAGGTTAGTGCTAGTAATTCTCCTATTCTACATCCACTGAAAGACAATAATCTAAATAGTGTATAATCTCTGATAGTTATATAATTATTTTCTTGCGGCTGTTGATGTATACACTCTAAAAATTTTTGTAATTGGTCTTTGTTGTAAAATTTTATTTTCGTATCTTTAGGATTTGCAGTTTCCTTATTCTTTGGGATGATTACATTGGTTGTTGGGTTTTCGGCGGTAACTCCCATATTTATAGCAAACTTAAAAACTTTATTCATATAATTTAAAAATAAAGGGTATTGTTTTGATGTCCCGTTAGTGTGCCAGTTATTAACTATTTTTTGACAATAAGCTGTATTTATTTTTGCTATTTCAATTTTTCCGAAGTGAGGAAAAATATGTTTATTGAAAATTATATTAGTACGGGAATAGCTACTATCTTTAACTGTATTTTTGTAGTTTTCAAGCCACAATACTGCTATCTCCTGAAATGTTATAGAAGAAGATTGCTTTATTCCGTTACGTTCAATCTCCATCTCTAATCTTGCCAATGCAATTTTTGCTTCTTTTTGTGTTTTAAATCCTCTCTTGGTAGTGTATTTCTTTTTTTTAGTTAGTGGATCAATCCCAAGATAGGTTTTGAAGTACCATGCTTTTTCGCCGCTTTTCTTTTGATATTGCCTAATCATTGCCATTTTTATCTCTCCCAGTATTTTTTACATAATTCATTTATTTCGTCAAAGCGCGGATGATTTTTATTGTTATCCCTAAATCTTACAGTTGTTTGTAAGTTGTTGATTAGATAATCAAAAATTACCCCACGATCGTGTTCTGTTAATTTTTCTTTCGAGAAAAATTCTGCCCCAGCCAACGATTCACTAATCATTTGTAGTACTAATTTCTTTTCATTTTTTGTTAAATCATTAAATGTTATCATATTATTTTCCCTCTATATTTAATTCTATATCACTTTTTTGAACTCCAAATAGTCCTATAGACAATTCGTTGTTGCTTGTAATTTTATACCCTTTTGATACTCGAAAAACAGGTGCGTGGAATGGAAGTAAATTTCCTGAACATAAAGTGGCCCCGATAAAGTGCACCTTTGTTTCTGGTGGCACTGTATTTAGTATGGAAATCAGTTCCTTGGCAGTTAAAGCTTTGTTAAAGTCAGTCATTTTAATTACTCCTTTTGAACATACGTTCTTTTTTTGTGAAATTAATAATAGCCGAATGGCTATTTAAAAGTATCTTGATAGTTCATGTGGTAATCCTAAATAATCCATAATTTGAAATTTTGTTAGTCCGTGCATGATTGATTGATCTTGCATATGCAGAAGTAATTTCATAGCGAGAGAATTTGCTTCACATTCCATTTTAGAAACAAATGTATCTAACCCTAAAGAACGGTAAAAAGGCGTACTAGCACCTTTGTGCAGTTTTATATGACTGAATTCATGTAATATCACAAACTTTTGATAGTGCTCAGGCCAATTTGCGTTAACAATAATCGTATGACACCTGTCGTTAGTTTGTGTACAACCTCCAGTTTCATCATCTATATCAGCATAAAGTATTTTACAGTTCGCCTTTTTTACCAAGTCGTAGACACTGCTAGGTTGGTATTTTGTGACGATTTTATCGAATTGATTTTCGACATAATTATTCATAATACCAACCCCTATTAGTTTCTATAATCTTTACGTGTGAATTTCTTTTTGGCTTCTTCTTTGTTCATTTCCATCGCAGTACGTATAGCAATTAAAAGACGGTCTTTTTGTTCTTGAGTAGCTGGTTCACCGTAAAAATTAAGATTTTCGCCATTAGCTATCCCTTCAATTAATTCTTCTGCTTGAATAGCAATATCCTTCTTTTCTTTATCGGATAACTCATAATATTTTTTCTTTTCAGTACGACCAAGTAAATAGTCAGTGGAAACATCAAAATAATCTGCTACTTTTTGTAATTTGTCAGACTGAGGGCTTGTTTTATCCCAACGGTAAAGAGAATTTTCCCCTATACCAACTTTGCTAGCAAGTTCTTTGAGCGTGATTCCTCTTTGTTTAGCAAGTAACTTTATTCTTTCCAACGTATTCATATAATCACCTTTCAGAGAAAAAAGTACACTAAATAAAATTATCTACCAAAAATGGTTGACAACTATCTAATTTGGTAGTATACTGATTTCAGATATTAGAAATGAGCAAAATAATACTAAAAAATAGTATAAAATCTTGGCGGATTTGATATGCTTATTTCTTTATGTCTATAGTACCATATTTGGTAGTTTTGTCAACTGGTTTTATCATAAAGGATTGGAGGTGTGGTAATGACAATGTCTATTGTTGCAAATATCAAAAAGATTGCGTTAGAAAAAAATTTAACTGTTAAAAAAATTGGTAAAGAATCAGGGGTAGGGGAAAACGCAATTTATAGATGGGATAAGCAAAATCCTAATTTATCTAGTTTAAAAAAAGTTTCCAACTATTTAAATGTATCTGTTGACGAGTTATTAGAAAATGAAAAATAGGAGGTGTAGTATATGCAGCTGAATATACCTGATGAGGTAATTCAAGATAAATTAGCTAATAATATTACCTTTGTCGTTTTAAAAGAGGTTGAAAAACGTTTAAATTTGTTGACTAAGGTTATTGAATTACCGCCTTATCCAAACAAATCTCAGGTAAAGAAGATTTTAGAAATCGGTGATGAAAAATTAAGCAATTGGATTTCAAAAGGCTTAAAAGTGCAGCAATGGAGCGGCCAGGATATACGAATAGAACGATCTGAGTTACAACGATTTTTAAAAGAAACTTTTGAGATTTAAAGGAGGAAAATAAAATGAACAACTTAGTAATTATGAAAAACCAGCAAGCAGTAACAAGTAGTCTGCAAGTTGCTGAAGTATTCGAAAAACAACATAAACATGTCATTGAGGCAATAGAAGCTAAAATTCAATCGGCCGAAAATTCGGCTCATTACCAAAAAATGTTTGCTGATGGTGAATATAAAGATTCAAGAGGTAGAAAACAAAGATTGTATTACATGAATCGTGATGGTTTTTCTTTTATTGCATTTGGATTCACTGGCAAAAAAGCGGATGCGTTCAAACTGAAATATATTGAGGCTTTTAATCAAATGGAAAAAGAAATTCAACAGCCTAAACTACCAACCTCCCAAAGAGAACTAGCAATGCTTGCTTTATCAGCAAATGAAGAAACAAATGAGCGTGTAGATGTAATTGAAAAAGAAGTAGCCGACTTAAAAGACAATCAAAAAATCGGTGCAGATGATTATAGCTACTTATCACGTCGAGTTCATCAACGAGTAGCAGAAGTGGCAAGAGGATTTGGAAAAATTACAAAGGAACAGCGTGGAAAGTTATACAAAGATATTAATTCAGGTATTAAGCAAATTACAGGCGTGGGTACCCGATCACAATTAAGAGAAAAACATTATCCAATCGTGATTGAATATATCAACGACTGGGAGCCGTCGACAGCAACAAAAACAGTTGTAAGACAAATGAGCTTTGACTTAAACGGCATAGCGTAGGGAGAACATTATGGCTTATACAACTGAACAAGAGGCTTGGATACTCAACCAAATCAAAAAAGAGCGGAAACAGCTACAAGACGACCGAGCAGCACTTAGACAGTCAGAACAACTAACAGAAGGAAAAGCCTATCAAATTGAAAGAGAACTTGAATTTTTAAGATACTTAGAGATTCAAAATAGAATGCATATTTAAGGAGAAATGAAATGAGAAAAATTTATAACTTAAGAAGAATTGCAGTGTTGCTAATCGTTTTCGGATTGGGGTTGATAGTAGGCGGAAATTTTAATCCGATTATCCAAAATATTTATATCGGCTTATTCATCATTTGGACACTGTTTTATGACTTGGCACTTGAAGATAGAGAGGTTAAGAAATGACTAGGAAAGACAAACTACAGCAAACCAAAAAACTTGCTGATTTATGGTACCAGCAACAAAAAAATCAGATATATATAGCGCAACAAAAAGAGAGAAGAGGGATTTAGATGTTTCAAGCGGTTGGTAAAGATAGTTTGAAAATTTACGTGGTTGAGGACACGAAAGCTCTGGTATTTCAAAAGCTGAAAGAAAAATATCCAGACACTGCGATAAATAAGGCAGTATTTCCAGAAGCGTTATTTATCCAAGAAACAAAAAAGTGACTTCCGCCGGCAAGCAAAAAGTCACAAACAAAATTAATTGATAGGAGAATTATAGCATGAGAGTGGAAGTGGATTCAATGCAAAGAATTGTCTTAATTGATAATCATTCACCTTATGGATCACTGATTTTTGAAAAGGATGCTATTAATAATCATGTTGCTGTTTACCAAGATAGCGAAGATGAAGAAGTTAGAACTGTATTCGAGAGTTTAGATGAAAGTGCTTATTTTAATCAAGTTGAATTAATCGAAGGACTTCAAAAAGTTATTTCATTACTGAAAGAAGGGGAATAAATGAACGAGAACAGCGAAAATTTAAAAGAATTGTTTGATGGGATGTATAAGCTAAAAAGCAAATTAATTCAACCAAGATTTGACGCAGAAGTTGCCTATACAACGAAAAAAGGTCCAATGAATTTCCAATATGCAACTCTAAAAGCGATTGAAGAAGCAATTAGAAAAGCTGCGCAAGAATCAGAAAGCGGAATTGATTTTCAACAAAATGTTGTCAATGAGAATAATGCGTTAAAAGTCACAACAATTATTACTCATGTTAGCGGTCAATATATCATTCATGGACCTTTTGAATTTCCAAACAGTGGCACCAATCCGCAAGGGCTAGGAAGCTTAACAACCTATGCAAGACGTTACTCTTTGTCTGCTGCTTTTGGAATTGCTGCAGATAAAGACGATGATGGCCAAACAGCAGCTGAAAAGAACAGCGATACTCCAAAAGTTGATTTGATTAGCGGTAAACAATTAGCCACGTTAAATGATTATATCCGACAACTTTCTGAATTATCGAATTCTGAACTTGACTATGTGCGGAATGAACTAAGTAAAGAATTGAATGTAGATGTCAATGAAAACATGCCAACCAGCATGTTCAACAAAGCTATTGGAGTTCTGAAGCAATGGATACAACAATTCCAACCACAACCAGAAGAAAACATTACATGGGGGCAAAGCTAATGACAAACGAATTAACAACAGAATTGCAGTTTAATGTTGATTTTAAAGCTAGTGAAATCACTATCCAAAATGAAGAACAGTTGGCTGAGATGGTTGAGAGTGCAGTTAACCACTATTCAACAATGGTTTTCACAGATAAAAACATTCCAGAAGCTAAAAAAGCAAGAACAGACTTAAACAAAGTTGCGACGTTGCTAGATGATCAACGAAAAGCCGTTAAAAATCAATATAATAAGCCATTAAAAGATTTTGAGGAAAAAATAAAAAAATATACTGAAAAAATCAGTGAGGTTAGTTCAGGAATTAACGAAAGTATCCAATCATACGAAGAAGTAGAAAAACAGAAACGAAGCGAAAAGTTTCAAAAAGTAATTGCTGAAATGTCTGAAAACTACAATGTATCCATTGACGAAATTGAAATTCCTAGTTCGTGGACTAATAAAACAGCTTTCACAGTTAAAGGTGAACCAAATAAGAAAACTATTGAGGAAATAGCGGCATCGATGGTAGCAGTTGCATCTGAAAAAGAACGTATAAAAAACGATAAGCTCATTGTTGAAAATTATGCTAAGGCAGTTGGCCTTGACTCGTTTTCTTGGGTCGCATTAATTGATAAAGGGTCTACTGCACCAGAGCTGATAAAAGAAATCGATTCTGCCGTTGCTTTAAAAAAAGAACAAGAAGAACGTGAAAGAGCAAAAAGAGAACACGACGAAGCCATTGCTGCTTTGAAAACTGAAACAATCAACAATAAAACGGTTGACACTGCGACGGGTGAAATCATCACGGAAGAAGCACCAAAAACCAGCAAAAAACAACAAGAGAAAACAGTTACGTTAAGACTAACAGCAGAACATCAAAAGTTAGTTGCTCTAAACAATTTTATTATTAATAACGGGATTCAAGTGGAAGTGATTGAATGAACCTAAACAATGTTTATTCTGCTGTTATTAAGAGTTTGAAAGACAACTCAATAACAGCAGTAATAAACGAAGCAATAAATATTGAACGATTAAAAACCATGTATTTTGATTATACAGGGCCAAGAGAAGTTGAAATAAGATTTATTGATCCGAGAAAATTTAGTGTTGCCCAACGTCGATTTATCTTTGCAATGCTAGAGGACATATTCTCTTTCACAGGGCAAGAAACAGAAGTGTTAAAGGAAATGTTCTATCTCAGATTTGAAGCGTTACAGGGCTATGAAATTAGCCTCAGAAACGACTCAACGAACACAATGGACGATGCAACCATTTTAGCGAACATTATCTTGAATTTCATTTTTGAAAATAATATTCCATTTCGCAATGGGTATGATATTTTGCCTGCTAATCAAGAATATTACTTTTACAAATGCATCATTAACAGAGTTTGTTGCATATGTGGCAAAACTGGTGCAGATATTGACCATTTCGATAAAGCTCTAGGTAGGCGCAAAAGAAAAAGCGTTGACCATACAGAATACACTTATGCTGGTTTATGTCGATGCCATCACACAGAAAAACACAACATTGGTATTACAGCATTTAAGAAAAAATATCATGTTAAAGGAATTAAATTAAATCAAGATACCATTAAAAAATTACACATAGGAGGATAAACATTGGCGCAAAGAAGAATGTTTAGTAAAAAAATAACAGATACAGACTTATTTTTAGATATGCCAATGTCTGCACAATGTTTATATTTCCATTTAAATATGGAGGCGGATGATGATGGTTTTTTAGGAAATGCAAAGACCGTTAGAAGAAAAATTGGCGCAAGTGAAGATGATTTTAAACTATTAATGGCAAAGGAATTTATTATACCTTTTGAGAGTGGTGTAGTTGTCATTAAAGATTGGAAAATACACAACTACATTCAAAAAGACAGGTACAACAGAACAATGTTTTTCGAAGAAAAATCTATGCTGACATTAGATGAAAATAACAGATATCGGTTTATGGATACAGGATGTATACAAGATGTGTCCAGTGTGGATACACAGGTTAGGTTAGGTAAGGATAGGTTAGATAAGGATATAAAAAAGAATAGTGTTGAACAGAGTTCAACCATGTCTGAATTATTTGAAAAAATTTGGAAAACTTATCCGAAGAAAACCAACAAGAAAAAAGCTAGAGAACAATTTTTAAAGAAGTTCAAGACGGAAGAAGATTTAGAGCCGTTTAAAAAAGGATATAAGGCCTATCTTGCGTATATTAAATTAAACGATTGGTATCACCCGCAAGAATTGTTTCGTTGGATACGTGATGATCGTTACAACGATGAATATGATCTGTCTCAAACAAATAAACAGCCTGCGTATTCTAAGGCGCCAGTGAGACAAGAGCAGTTACCAAATTGGACTGGAATGCAAGAAGATGTGCCTTTATCAGCTGAAGAATTAGCTGAATTAGAACGACAAAAACAAGAATTATTAGGAGAGTGACAATATGATAAACCAAGTTGTGTTAGTTGGACGTTTAACGAAAGATATAGATTTACGCTACACCGCAAGTGGTTCTGCAGTTGGAAGCTTTACTTTTGCTGTGAACCGTAACTTTACAAACCAAAACGGCGAACGAGAAGCGGATTTTATCAACTGTGTAATTTGGCGTAAGCCTGCTGAAACAATGGCTAATTATGCTCGTAAAGGAACATTATTAGGAGTTGTAGGAAGAATTCAAACTCGTAATTATGACAACCAACAAGGCCAACGTGTGTATGTGACTGAAGTTGTTTGCGAAAGCTTCCAATTATTAGAGTCAAAAAGCACCAATGAGAATAGAAATAGCGTTCATAGTTCGCAGAATAGCGTTACAGGCGTTCAAAATAATTTCGAGAGTAATTATGCCACGAATCAAAACAAAGGCTTAAATCAGCAAAATAGCAGCCAACAAATGTCGTTTGGTGGAGATGTAGATCCGTTCGCAGGTGCAGGTAATTCAATCGACATTAGCGATGATGATCTGCCTTTTTAGGAGGTTAAAAAATGAACAGTGTAATTTTTGAAGATATAGCACGTATTCAAGCTGAAAAAAAGCAAAAGCGAAAAGAAATGCTCAAGTTAATGAATGAAAACCCAGATTGGTATAAACATCCAAAAAGCATGGTCTATCGTCAAATTAAAATGCTTGGTAAGGATATTGGTGAGCAAACAATGGATAAATCTAAACCAATCAGCTCAATTGATAAAGACAAGTTCACCATTCAAGAATATTTGTATTTGCAGTGGGTTGGTTATTCAGTGAATGCAATCATAGAAGCGTTAGGAATGCCTAGAAACAAATTCTGGGAATATAAAGCTGAACATTTAAATTAGATTTATGAAATGAAAGTGAGTGTTCATTTTGCTGGAGATTTATTATACGCCAACATCCGCTATTATTGCGGATGCATTGGCTAAAACATATGAAGTCGTTTCTTTAGAAACAGCTAGAAATATTGCGAAGAAATTTAAGGCTAGTTTAAAGCAGAAAACGGACCTTTATGTGATTGAGGGAATTTTGATTGATGCTGGTTATAAAAAAGAGCCAGTGAATTTGTGAGAAAGGAGTGGAGTTTGTGGCCACAGTAAAGAATTCTTTACTCCTTTGAAATTATGCAGAGAGAAACGAAAATACAATTATTTAACGATCATTTTCAAAATTATAAGCGATATGGAATACCAAAAGCACAGCTGGTCATAGCAGACATTCCTTATAACCTAGGCAAAAATGCATATGCATCAAGCTCGG